GGCGGGAAGCGCCGGCTCGTCAGCCACAACCGCCGCACCCAGGACCCCGAGCACCCAACCTGCGACGCCACGTGGCGCGCCGCGCGGGGCTCCAGGCGCCGCGGCCGCCAGGCTGCGAGGATGTCCCCCTGCGCCCACAGGTTCTCGACGCCAGCCTCCCGCAGCTCCATGAGCGCAGAGACGACCACCTCGATGTCGGCCACGACCTCGGGGTCTCGGGTTCTGGTACGCGGCTGATGCCTCAGGTCGGTGATCTGGCCATTGAGTCGGTCGATTGGCACGTCCCTCTCGTACTGGACGCCTGCCTCGTCCAGCATGCCAGCGACCTTGTCCGCGAACTCCCGATGGGTTGTCATTCCCTCTTCTCCTCTCCTACCACCATTTTGCCGATGTCAGCAATATGGTCTCCGGGTGCGGGGTGACATGTCTGACACACACGCTCCGCCGGCCACGGCGCCGGGCGCTCCCAGTACACGGTGCCGCCGCAGGTCGGGCAAGCATCCGTCTGCCCCCCTACTCGCCCGCCCACGAAGGCCGCCGAGAGCTTGTAGAACCGCACCCTGTCCAGATGTCGCCGCCGCGCCGCTCTCGCCGCCGCCGTCTCGTCCTTCGGTGCGTTGTAGACCCATCGCCCGCAGGCTACGCAGTAAACGCATTGCTGCCCGGCCTTCGGCTCGATCCTGCCCTCCCAACCGCCGCAGACTGGGCAGGCTTGACGCATCGGGTACGGCTCAGCCATCAAAACGCGCCTGGGCCCATGCCCTTGCGGTAGGCGCTCCTGATCGTCCGCTCTACTTCCCCCCAGTCCTGGTCGCCCTGCGCGTAGTCCTGCTCCCACCGCAGCGCCATGTAGCGCAGCGCCAAGCCGAGCGGCATCTGGGCCTGCCGCAGCATGTGGGCCTCGACGTAGGCGCTCTTGTTCCGCTCCTCCAAGGGCACCTCGGGGCGCCACGGTGAGGGGAAGCCCGCCGATACGGCGCTGCCCTCGTCCTTGATCCCCACCTTGTCGCAGAGCCACTTCCATGCCGTCGCGATGCTGGGCGATGGGTACGGCGCCCCACGGCCAATCAGCTCGTACCCCGGCGTCGGCGGCGCCGCGACCTGGGTCCCCTCTGCCTTCAGTTCGATCTGAACCGTTCTCCCCTCCCATTGGATCGTGAAGGCCCGCGATGGCGAGAGTTGTGCCACCTCCTGGACATAGACGTGGGCTCGCTTGCGGATGGTGCGGACGGAGCGCGGCCCGTCCCTACCCAGCAGCGCCAGCACCTTGCCGCCGAGGCCCACGTCGTCGATGTCGATGGCAGCGAGGCCGCCGCTCGGGTGACCTAGTACTACCCCAAGGCCGGCAGCACCATCCCATGGTAGTGCCGCGATGACGTCGGCGGTTGCTACCAGGGTGGGCCAGTTAGCGACGATGGGGCGCTTCGGGAGGCCGGCGCTGTCCAGGGTTAGGGGCATGGGGCACCATCCACGTTGTACCAGGATAGACGCTGATCCTCGGAGGTCCATCTCTTTACTACTCCCCGGTCAGCTTCCAAGCCGCAACCCCCCTATAATAGGGGGGTGTGTTGCGTTGCGTTGTTGCGTGACCCATGGCGCAACAGTTGCGCAACAACGCAACGTGTGTTGCGTCCATCATTCGGCCATCAAGAGCATGACGTAATCGTCCTTGACCGCCACCATGGCAGCCCGTTCTAGCCGCCGTACTACCTCGCGCAGAGTGTGAGCGGGGATGCTGGTATCGAGTTGGAGGTCCTTCCTGGTCATACGACCGCCTCCATCTCGTAGGCTGGCGAGCACGCGGTCCTTCTGGCGGAGATGCTCCCTGAACTCCTGGAGCCTGCTCGCATCCTGCCAGCGAATGAAGATCGACTCGGGCGTGAAACTAACCTTGAGGCCGAAGGGTTTCTGTAGCGGTCCTCGGTTGACCTTGCGGTGAATCAGGGCAAGGTTCAACGTGCCATCGTCGTCACGGTCTCCGGCCTTAGCGAACCAGACAGACCGCATGGTGTTCTCCCAGAAAATCGATCCGAAAACGCCTTCGCTATCGTGCTTGGCGTGATGGGCCAGGTTCAGGGAGCTCCGGATGCCGGTCGAGATCAGTGCACGGTAGTACATGGTCGCCGTGTCTGCCTTCTCGGGGTCCGCGCCGCAGGCTAACGCCACGGAGTCGTTGACCATGTAGCGCACACCGTCACGGGCGATCAGGCGAGCGATCGCATCGGCCGTAGCGTAGAGAGGCCCCCCCATGTGCTTGTAGACGATTGGCGCCGGGTCATGCTCGCACCCGGCGCAGAGCATCGCCAGGCGCTCGCGGTGGATATCCTCAGTCGGCTCCTCCCAGTCGGCATAGATTCCCGGACCAGGTTCGCCCAGGACGGGGAGTCCTAGATGCTCAACCCCGGTTGTCAGGCTGACCAAACTTGCCAACGCAACGAGGCTCTTCCCTGTGCCGCCTCGTGCGTACAAGATGGTATGGTCTCCCTCTCGAAGTAGCGGGGGCATGAGATACCCCGGTGCCTCGCTCGGCGGCTTCGGTGTAAGGGGGATTGCGGGATCTCCCTCTTCCACCGATTGCCGCACCGTGCGGCAGGCCTTCTCCAGTAGTGGGTACCAGTCGGTTTCGCCAACGCGGTCCTTGCACGCCTTGACCGCATCGGATTTCGATCGGCTTCCTGTAAGTACGATCTTCCCCTCGTACAGTTCCCCGTCTGGTCGGCCGGGGAACCCATGTAGAGAGACATTGAGCAACCCGCTCAGGTCGTCCCGCGAGTCGTGCAGGCGGGAGAAACGGAACATGACCCCCGGCCATGAGGCGATGTAGTCGGGGCCTTCGCGCGTGAGTTCTGGCGGGTCCACTGGCTACAGCCGAGCCACCAGCCGGCGGGCCTCGCGCACCTTCCCCGACGCCGCCGCGGCCAGCGCGCTCACCCGCTCCAGCGGATGCAGAGCCACCAACGCGGCCTCAAGGAGGCGCTCGATCTGCTCCTGGCGCTCGAGCCGCGCCGTGGGGTTGACCGTTCCCATTCTCGTGCCCTCCTCTCATAGTTCCGGCGGAAGCATTTGGCCCAGACCTCCCAACACCTCGGGCAGAGCCATTGAGCGTTCCCTCGGTGCTTCCATCGGTCTCTCTGACAACAGATACACGGGCCGTGTTGGTCCGCTCGCCAGTACCGTTCCATGCTGACTCGATACAGCACCCCATCCATCTCCGCGCACGCCGTGGCGTAGACAGGCCAAGGGCCCCTCCCACGTAAGACACTACGCCGCACCATCGGGCTCGGCAACCGGGGCCACGTACCGATGCCTCCGGCACAACTCCACGATTCGGCAGCCCAGCGAGCCATCGATGAACAACTCTACGACAACGCAGCAGCCGCACTGCCGCCGCGTGAACTGGGTTGACCAGACGGGCTTAGCTGGCACCGGACACCTCGGCAGCATCGATTGTTATCATGCCGTAATCTCCGGGGCCAGCCGCACACGCCAGCGGGGCAGAAAGGCCACGCGTGATGGATTCGTGCGCTCGATGCATACTTGGAACTCCGCCCACCTGAGAGGGTCATCTGATAAGACCTGACCTGGCAGCACAGGCCGACTCGCCCGGTCCCATGTGAGCACGCGGTCCCCACGCTCGTAGCGCGGCTTCGAGGGCAGCGCGGCGAACTCTGCGCGGGTCATGGCACCGCTTGCCCGCCAGGCTTCGCGCTGACAGGCTCACAGAGGATACAGACGAGTTGTGGTGTTGCGGGCACCGCCTCCAGAGCGTCGAGCAGCCGCGTCAGCCGCTCCGGGCTCGCCCATGCGATCAGCCGGGCACAGGCCTCGGCGCCGCCGTAGAACTCGCTGGCGTGGACCCCGTCCGTCGTTACCCACCAGTCCTGCTCCGGCCATCCGGTCTGCGCCGTCACTGCGATGGGCCAGTTGCGCATGGGATCCTGGTCGCCCCGAACAGCCAGCCAGTTGCAGCGCACCACCTCCTCCAGCAACGCGCGGCCCTCAGCGATCTCATCTGGTGACACGTCGGTCATGGCGTCGCCTCCTCCCGCTGCGGCCAGCACCGGCGACAGCGTGGCCAGTCCTCGGGCGGCTTGAGTCTCCAGGTGTATTCGTACAGACGACCACAGCCGGTCAGTGCAAACAGCATGCTAGTGGGACTGTCTGAAGCACTCCGATGAACCGTCGGGCCGCGACCCGGCTTCAGTCTGCTGCCCGTGGGGGTCCGTAGTGCCACGTCGGTCATGGCGTCATCACCCGTTCTGGCTTTCTGGCGCCCTCCCGCCACGCCAGCCACCGGGTCGCGAGCTGGCGCAGCCCACAGGCGGCGGGCGAGCGGGTGCCCGCGTAGGCTTTTCTAGCCCGGTACATGCTAACGAGATGCTGCCGCCCCTCCGGGATGGCGATCCACACGAAGGCGAAGTGGCGGTTGAGCGGTAAGAGCGCCCATGCCGCGGCCGCCTCGCAGCGCAGGCAGTGCTCCCCACGGGCGCTGATGCTGCTCATGGCGCCACCAGCCCGGCCGCAGCGAGCATCTCGGCAAGGTGCTCCCGCCGCCGGTCCCTGGCGGCGGCCCTGGCGGCGGCCCTGGCGGCGTCCCAGGCGGCGTCCCAGGCGGCGGCCCTGGCGGCGGCCCTGGCGGCGGCCCTGGCGGCGTCCCTGGCGGCGGCCCTGGCGGCGGCCCTGGCGGCGTCCCAGGCGGCGGCCCTGGCGGCGGCCCTGGCGGCGGCCCTGGCGGCGTCACGCTCTTGCTCGCTCGCCTCACCGGCCAGCCAGCGCCGTTTCGTCGCGATGGCGGCCCACGAGCGCGCGTCCGGCTCTCGCCCGGCTTCCCTCTCGCGGAGCAACGCCTGCTCGGCGCACCAGCAGGCAAACTCGTGCAACTCGCGCGTCACGTCACGCGCGGCCACGAGCCTCCGCCGAGCCGAGACTCCCTTGGTGTCATCATGCGGGCCGTCATCCACGTCCACGATGCAGGCCACCGGCCCCGTCGCATACTGGAGGGCGTCGAGCCATGATGGTGAGTGGTGGTAGCCTCGCTCGCAGAGCACCAGCGGCCCCGCGATGGTCCGCTCCTCGCCCACGGTCCAGGGCGGCTCATCACCCGAGCCTGTAGTCATGTCCGCCCGCAGAAAATGGTAGGCGATCATGCAACCACCCCCTCCAGCAGCGTCGCATGCTCCCGCGCGCTGGCCTCCCGCTCGTACAGCGCGTGGACGTGCTCCAGGGCAGCCGCGCTGTCCCATGACCACACCTCCCAGAGGCCCGTGCCAGGGCGAAACCGCACCAGCACCGGCAGGCCCAGCGCGTGCTCCTCGGGCACCGGATCGCGGCTCATGTGGGCACCTCCTCGAGGGCCGGCCGCGCGTTGTGCTTCGACAGCTCGCCGCTGCGTGCCCCGATGCGACGGCGCCGCTCGGCCTTCTCCGCCGTGCTCAGGTTCGGGTCGGCCTCGATCTCGCGCTTCGCCTCCAGCAGCTCGTCCTGGGTCAGGCAGGCCTTGGTCCGCTCGGCGTAGTAGAGCAGCCGCCCCTCATGGTCGTCGTCCGTGGCAGCCACGGGTCCCGGCGCCTCCGCCAAGGGCTCGGTCGTGGCCTGGGCAGGCACCTCTTCGCTCGGGCGTGCCCTGGGCGCGCAATCGGGATGGTTGAGCGCCCCGACTGTCCAGCCCTCCGGCGGAACGATGGGCAGGTTGCACGTCGCACATCGGGCCTCGCTGGGGTCTGGCCCGACGACCTCGCCCTCAGCGTCCCACGCCTCCGGGGGCAACTCATCAATCAGCGCCGGCGTCATGCCCCGCACCTTGAATCCCGCCTTGCGGTAGGCCTGAATCTGCGCCCGCTTCTCGGCCATGCGGAAGGCGTAGGTTTTCGTTGTCGGGTCGAAGCTCCTGCCGTCGCGCGTCCGCCGTTCCTGGCGCTCCGCTGCCCGCACGACGCCGAAGGCGGTGCTAGGCACTCGCTGGCCCTTGATGTGGACCCGGACGCCGACCACCATGTCACCCGTCTGGGCCTCGATCATCCGCAGATCGTCCGTAGTCGGGGCGAAGGTCTCCTCACCGTCGTAGATGCCCGACTCGCGTACCTTGCGGTACCATCCGTCAATCTCGATGTAGAGCTGGCCCTCGTAGATCGTGATCTCTCGGAACAGCGGGTCAAGGCGCAACTCGACGGCCACCTCCGCGAGCATCTGCCGTTGTGCTGGGCTCAGGTCCTTCGCGAACCGGATAAGCCCGCGCTGCTCGGCTCCCGAGATGCGCTCCAGCATCCGGTCCGGCTGCCATACCGTTACGTCCGTGATCGGCTCCATTCCTACCTCTCCCTCCGCGAACCGCTTCAGGTCGCGGATTTTCGATTCTGCAAAAGCGAGCTTCCCCGCCCGCCAGGACTCCGGCGACGGGTCCCCGTAGTACCCACCGGCCCGTGGCCCGAACGCACCGCGCATCATTGCCTCGGCGTCGCGCAGGTCCTGGCGCAGGTCGTCGTCCGTCATGGCAGCGTGCCGCTCCATGTCGCGCTGCGTCAACTCGATCTGCTCCAGCGCTCGCCGCACGGGATTGCTGACACCCCGGCGCCTCACGTGGCGCTGCGGTGGCTCCCATCCCTCCAGCCGCTCGACGAGCACGCCGGCGCGCCCGTAGGCGTGGTTCCATGCGCCCTGGGGGTCGCTCATGATCCACAACCTCCGCCGATAATCGCCTGGACGAACCACCATGCCGCCACGATGCCGACAATGGCTAGCAATGTCGCTACGATGCCCCCCACGCATCCGCAGGCGAGGCCGCCCGTATCGTCGTCGCTCATGCGCTCGTCTCCTCCCTCTCGTCTCGCTGCGCCTCGGCCCAGCGCTCCAGCAGCCAGGCGTCGAGGCTCGGGTCAGTGGCGGGCCACTCGCCCGGCGGCAATGGCGCATGGGAGCATCGGCCAGGCCGATCCCCCCTTTTGTCCCAACCCTGCCACTCAACGTATGGAGGGTTGTCCACGCTCATGGCCCTTCCTCGCGCTGCCGTTCCCAGCGCTCCAGCGCCGCGTGCTCCCGGTCGCCATCGGCGAGGTCGTCGCACCGGCACGGCGCCGCCTCGGGCAGCACCAGCATGGGCAGATCGTCTTCGTCCCACCACCCGGCTGCCATGCACTCTTGGCAGAAACGCGGCAGGTTCGACGGTAACTCTAGGAGGCTGTCCCCTAACAGCGGCCAGGCCAACACGCGACCGCAGTTCTCGGCGCGGCACACCGTACTCCGGTCATCGTGCTGCGGGCAGCGGGCGTCGTGCGTCACGCCGGCGATCTCAGGCTCGTTGCCCGTCACGCCGGGCGGGTAGTTCCAGTTGAAGTTGCTCACGGCTTCGCCTCGCGCCACTTCACGCTCTGGCACCGGGGGCACCGGACCGGCTCCGGTACACGCGGCAGCCAACGGGCCCCGCAACGTTGGCACTTCTTGGGCGGGTAGCCGATCTGCATCGTCTTGTCCTCCTCTACTACCTACATGGTAGTATAGGGCGCTCCCGTGGCCATGTCAATACCCCTGGCCACCAATGTCGCCCCGGCTACGATACTGCGGCGGGTTACGCGCGGTAAGCGGCTGGCACGTCGGCCAGGGCGCGGAGGAGCTGGGCGCCGATGTAGCGCGTGTAGGCAGGGGGGATGGCCTGTGTCAACTCGGCTTCCGTCATCCAGTCGATACCCATGGCACGTTCCTGTTCTCCTCTCTGCCTACGCCCTTGAGCACGGCGAGCGTTGGACCCGCCATGTACGGTGACCGGGTGCCCGATATGCGCACAGCCTGCGCCGGACAGCGCCCAGAATCCCACCGTCTCAAACCAACGATGCCGCCAGACACGCAAGCCAAACATGGAACCGCAGAGTAGCACCGGGTTGTTCAACCACCTGCGAGCCCCGTCAACGTTCTCGATCACATACGCTTTCCCCGTCGCCTGCAAAGCGGATCGTGTTACCGGAATCAGGTTCGGGTGCTTCGCCCTAGCTGCCAATGGAGTGATCTCACTAGCGAACTGGCATGGTGGGCTGGCGTGGATCGCGTCGTACTCGCCACCATGCTCGGCCAGGTACTCCAATGCGTCGGCCTGAACGAATGCGTCGCCGCAGTAGTGCGGCTGGGGCCGGTTATCGACGCCCGTGACGTGGAAGCCCGCCTGCTGGTAGCCACGTGCCGCGCCACCTGCCCCTGAATACAAATCAAGCAGTTTCATTACCCAAGCCCGGAACACAGGATGCAGCAGCAGTGCGGCTCGAAGCGCCCCAGTGCCTGCTGGCAGCGGATGCCGGGATTGGCCACCGGGTCAGTACCACACCGGCGCACCATGCCCAGCGGCCAGAGCACGGCGCCGGCCAGGGCGTGGAGCAGGATGGCGCGCAGGAGCCTCATTCTCGTCGCCGACGGCGCTGGGCGAGTTCGCGGCTCGTGACCGATACCGCACCCAGGAGCAGGGCATGCTCGCGCTTGTTGGCCGTGATGTCGTAGTGGTCGCCCTGGAACCAAGCCCTCCGAATGCCCAGGCGATGGGCGAACTCATGCAGCTCGTCTAGGCTCAGGTCGCTGACTAGGTGGCACCAGTAGCGGCGCCGCCAGAACCACAGCGGCGAATCGACGAGGATCATGGCGCACAGCCAGACCAGGGCGCCCAGCCGCTCGCGGTCCATATCTCCACCGCCAGCGCCGTCTGCTTCGCCGGGTCGGCGTGCATCTCCTCCCACGTCCAGCCGCGTCGTAGTGCCTTCGCCTCGTGGCTGGCCCGGTGCAACTGCCAGGCGCCCCAGTACTCGCCGTCCTCGCTCACGACGTCCCAGCGGCCTCTCGACTCGCACCAGATCACATCCTGTGCTGCTTCCATGCCCGGCGGCACCACGATCACGACGACCTCGGGCGGCGGCTCGGCCCCGGCAGCGGCGGCGCAGTGCCCCAGGAGCCCCAGCAGCACGGCGGTGACGCCGGCGCGGACGGGAAGGGGCGCCATCAGGGCTCCCTCTCCCAAACCCCCTCCGGTCGTTGGATGACATGGGGCCTGGGCAGGGCTGATGGACTTCGGCTTCTACGAGCATTCGCGGTTCGAACTGGAGCGCTGCTGGTGGCCGGGGTTTGGCCTACACACGTAGGGCAATAGTCATCGTCCCCCTCGCTGACCCAATCGTCGAATTCGTCGACTGTGTTCTCTTCTTGCAGGCCACAATCGGAGCAGAGTACGTAGTAGACCTGCTCATTCCACCGCATCAGCCCGGCCCCACCACCAACCACGGGCGGACCGCCCGGAACGCGGCATCCGCGCAACGAGAACAGAGCAGCTTACCGCCATATGCCCAGCTCCGCCCCAGGAATTGTGGGTTGTCACTCATAGCGCCGCAGCCATCGCATTTGCCAGCCATCAGCCTTGCCCCACCAGCGCGCGGGCCGTGAGAACGGCCGTCTTAGAGACGATGTAGTCGTCCTGGGTCAATACGGTGGTGGCATATCTTCCCTCTACTGCTGTGGCCACGACGCGGGCGATCTCCCGCAGGCCAGCTAACTGCTGCCCAGCGGTAGCCGCTCCCTCTAACAGGGCGTCCCGCTCCTCCCGCAGCGCCTTGACCTGTGCCACGAGCCACGCCAGGGCGATATGCACCTGTCTGTCGAACTCCCTGCCCCGAGCAGTGCCGTAGTCATAAGGAACCGGGCGACGGAGCAGCTTCTCGATCTCGGCCAGCCGCTCCTTGTCGTCGCTGTTCAAGCGCATCCCTCCTAGCCCGAAGACCTCCGGATGCTTCTCCCGCGAATGTGCCTCCATGGCTACTAGGTCGGCAGGCACCATCTCATTGCAGTAGGAGCACCGGAGAGGCGCGGTCCTCAGCCGCTCCTCGTCAGTCATGCTCTCTCCAACAAACCGCCTCATGCGCTCTCCTCCAGGTACCGCTCCAGGTGCTCAATGAGTCCTATTACGTCGTTGACTGAGGTGGCCCCATCGCCAACTAAGTCATGGCGCCACCAGAAACGGCGCAGGGTCCACCGGCTCACCGTCCACCCTCACCTCGGCATGTAGGTGCGGCCCCGAGCTACGTCCGGAATTGCCGCTGAGCGCCACAACCTGCCCCTGGGCCACGAACTGGCCATGCAGCAACCCCGCAAAGCTGCTCAGGTGCGTGTAGTAGGTCTCTAGCCCATCCCCGTGGCCCAGGATCAGCAGGTTCCCGTACTCGCCGATGGAGGTCATGCGCGCCACCGTCCCATCGGCCATCGCGTAGACCGGAGTCCCAACCGGACAGCCGATGTCGATGCCAGTGTGGAATCCCCGGACGTAGGGACCAGGTGCGCCGTAAGGCTGCGTCACAGGCCAACGCTCATCGACAGGCCAGAGCAGGCGCGGCCCGTCTGGCCTCAGGCTGGGGGGAACTTGTCCGCCAATACCACCGCGTTGCCGCTGCCATCGACGTAGACCAGCGTCTCGGGCCTGCCGTCGATGAGCACGGACTGCACGATGAGCCCAGCGCCCGCCGCCCTCTCATTGGCCAGGGGCGTGACGGTGTGGCCCTGGGTGCGCAGGATGTTCGCCTTGACCAGCATGGCTCCGCCCAGGCCGATTTCGTCCATCGGTGGCTCCTCCTCTTCGGTCTTAGGGTGCTGTGAGATGTACAGCGCGATCCGCCGCAGAGCGGACCGCAGCAGGTCGCTCCGGAACAACTCCCACGCCTGCTGGTGGTCATCATCGTCGGCCCAGGTGTAGTAGGTCGAGCAATCCAGGTGCGGGATGCCCTCGTACAGGGTCACGTGGAAATCGACATAGCGATCCCGCCAATACGCCTCGTTCTCATAGGGTCCCGGAGTGTTCCACTCGGTCAGGGCGAACGCCTTGTGCGGGAACCGCGTCACGATGCCGCCCAGGTCAAACTCGTCACGGTGGCCTCGGGGACGCAGCGGGCGCCGCGTGCCCCAGAAGCTCCCCTTGTCCCACACGGTGTCCAGGTAGCAGTGGATGTCGACGATGTCGGCCAACTCGATGGACTCCGCGCAGATCGAGATGCCGTCGTAGCCCCAGATCACAGTCTCCATCCCAGCGGCGCGCTCGTCCTCGCTCGGCACCCAGCGGTCGTCATCTTCCCGGTTGCCGGGACTCCAGGCGGGGAAGTGGGTCAGCACCCTGGGACACGCTGCCTTGACGCGGCGATAGTAGATCGGGAAGGCCAGATTGCAATACTCGAACTGCTCCCGACTGTGTCCACCGCTCTCCTCCAAGGGGAGGTTGGTCTCGTTCCAAGGGATCGCCTCGCACCAGATATCGAAGGCGTCGTGAATCTCCCGTGCGATGGCGATCATGTTGTCAGCGTGGGACTCAACCTCACGAATCCAGTCGCCTCCGTCCCGCCACTCCCGGAAGCCCCGGAGCTGGGGCACCTGGTGCTGACGAATCACGATGCGCGGGTCTGGCCAGCCCCTACGCCGATGCTCACTGACGATGGTCCCGAGGTAGTGGCCGCGCTCCCCGGCCAGCATCAGGTAGACGTGGTACCGCTCCGTCAGAAGGTCGTTGATGTCGGTCCGGTCAGGACCATGCAGATGGATGCCAACATCTGTCATCACTCAGCCCCCTCCAGGATGCGCGCTACGTCAGCGGGGGTCATGGCTTCGTCTCCAACGGGTGCTGCGACACAATCACGCGCGGCTCAGTGTAAACCGGCCGTGTGTCTGGCCCATTCGGGTCCTTGCAGAGCACCCAGGTGCCCTCAGCGGACGACGGGGAGAACAGGCCATTAATCTCCGGCTGAGGCAGCCGCTCGGTGCCATAGCGCCTCTCCCCACCAGAACTCCTTGCGGCCAGGTTGTAGGTCTGCATCGCCTCCGGGGCGGTGAACTGCGTCGCATAGGGGAGAGGATAACCGATCGAGTTGCAGAGGAAGACGAGTTTGCCGTTGAACTCGTTCCAGAGATACGTGTAAGTGGTGAGGCCAGTCTGGTCCCTCATCTCGTAGATGTCCTTCGCTAGCTTCATCTCGCGAAAGTTCTTGATAGATGGCACACCGACCTCTTGAATGCCCTCCGCAACAACAAGCTCCTGACGATCACGCTGAACATCAGCAGCTGTGGGCGTAGGGGCGCAGGCAACGGTCAAGATGCAGGCTAGTACCAGAAGGACGACTCGCATTTCTACCTTTCTCCTGTCGTGCGGTCTCTCCGTAGACCGTTGATGAAAGAGCGCAAGGCCTGCGGCACGATGGGATCATCCATGTCGTACCCGCTCGCCCGGTGCAAGATGATACTGGACAGAGCGTCTCGCTGTTCCGGGGATGCCTTCACATACTCGAACTGCATATTCTCCAACTCCTGAACCATGCCTTGGTTGAATGCGCGAGACTGCTCGAAGATGGTGCGCCGCTGCTGCTCGTAGCGGGGGGCGAAGACGCTGTACCTGAGTAAGGTCTCTCCCTCGAATAGCCACACCAGGCCGAACACCCCGATAAGCACCGCAAGGACTATGCCGATCACCTTCATTGCTCTGCTCTCCTCCTATCCAGTTTGGGCGGGTGCCCGTTCTGACCGGGCTGCCTCAGGGTAGCAACATCCCCAGCGGACGCGCCCCGGTATGCCTGTTTTGCCGGATAGCCCTCCGTAGGCAGGGCGACCATGGGAGCCTGACGGCCTACATCTCCGGTTGCTACTCTCCACAAGCCCTTTACACCGAGGATCATCGCCGCGCGTCACCATCCGCGCTGACCCGCCCAGCCATGACCAGGAGGCGCGTTTCGGCGCAGGCGGGAGCCCGTTCCAATGCGTGTGGGGCTCCACTCATTCGACGCATGCGGCCTGCCGAAATGATGTCGCTGAGGTAGCGTCGCGCGACGCATCCCCAGAAGCCCTCCTGGCCATGGCTGGATGGGGCAGTTGGCCCGTCCAGATCGGGGCATGAGGGACGCCCGGTTCAGCCGTGAGCGGGAGAGCACGTGTTCCTCGCCCACAACTCGCCTTCAGGCTCACGCCCCGGTCTCGATTACGTAGCGCATGACCGCCTCAATGGCGCGTTCGTGGCCATCGAGTATTTCCCGCCGGTCCGCAATCCGCCGCAGGTCCTGCTCTACATCGGCCGCCGTGACTCCCCTTCCACGGGCGATGGCGTCCACCAGAACATCGGCCAGCAGCCGCAGCTTCTCGGCGTCCGTCATTGCAGCAGTCGCACTTCCGGCATGGCCCCCGCCGCCAGTCCGGCCCGAATCTGCTCCGTCGCCAGATCGCCCATCGTCCGATCCCCAGGACCCAGGAGATACGGCAGAAACTCCTGCTCCATGTCCACTAGCCCATCCTCAACCGCCACCAGCTTGGCCTTGATGTGGTTCAGGAGCACACGCAATCGGCGCCGTCTCTCCTGCTCGCGCTGCTTCGGCGTCAGGGTGTAGCCATCCAGCGACCGAGGAATGGCCAGGTCAACGCGGAACGCCAGGCTGCTGCCCTGATACGGCCAGGAGAACTCAAGGCGGATCACGCCCATCGTGTTCGTCCACCTGGTGGCGTCGACCTTGTGGCGCCGCAGCAGCACCTCAATCTCAGAGAGAGACTCGCCCTCCGAGACAGCCGTACCCTCGTAGTGACGCCGTTGGCTCATCCCTGCACCTCCGAGATGGCGCGGTCCGCCTCTCGGGCGACACGCCGCAGGTGCCGCTCCACGACACGCCGCAGGTAGTGGCTGGGCTTCAGGCCGCGCACCCTGGCTTGCTCAACGAGCACAGCCCACCAGCGGGAACTGATTCGGAGCGCCACGGGGTACGTTAGGTGTCCGCTATGAGGTTCCGGTGGGCTTGGTTCGGCCACAACTCCATGAGAGTGACGCCGAGATGGGCCATCAGGGTTATCGCTTCCCTCATGCTGGGGAGTGAGCGGCCCGTCTCCCATAGGCTGATCCGCATGCGCGATAGCTCTGTCCTGTCGGCGAAGGCGCGCTGCGAGAACCCCCGGTTCCTCCGGTACAGGGACAGGTTGTTCGGGAACATCGCCCCGGCAGAGGGCGACATAGAACCCCCTGGCGAGAGTGAAGATATCGAGCCCGGCCTGCTTTCTGCTGTTACAGGTCCGGCAGCAGGCGACGCGGTTTCCGTCTTCATTCGTGCCTCCAAGGTGGCGAGGGTGAACATGGTCGATGGTGTCCGCTGGGCCGCCGCAATAGGCGCATGTGTAGTTCGCCGTCTCCAGGATAGAACGCCGCGTCTCTGCCATCGTGCCTATGGTATACCACGAGCCGGGGAGCGTTGTCAAGGGGTTTGTTGGGGGCATGGCCGAGTTGAACGGCGGCGCAGGTAGAGGCGGGCTATTGCGCGCGCTGCCCCCTCTAGACCTAGACCAACTGGCGGGAGCGAATGCCCTCGCCAGTGCGGCGGAACCGTCCGCCGCTTCTCGCCCCCGCGAGAGTTGTGGGCCTGCGGGGAACCTTGTTCAGGGCTAACCCGCCTACTGCTGGACGACTGGCCAGGTACACCAGCGCCCGAACCGGGGCTATGGGTGGGCGCCTGCGGCCCACGATGCAGGCGCCGAGGCAGGGTATCCCCTACCCCTACTGGTGGGCATTCTAGCATGGTTGGTAGCGGGGGCGGGATTCGAACCCGCGACCTGCGACTTATAAGGTCGCTGCTCTCAACCGCCTGAGCTACCCCGCATCATTGGCCCCCGCGCTCCACTCGCTGCCCGGCTGGTGTCTGCTCCGCCGGGTCCGAGCCCGCTGACAAACTCAATAGCCCAGGGCCACGGGGGCCAGGGGCAGTATAGCTGCTGGGCCGGGGGCCACGCTCCCCCGGATGCCTGCTCATGCCCCGTATCTTACGGACTTAGGGGTTGTCGTTGTCGGCCCGGTCGCGCTATCCGTCGCGTTGACCGGCCTACCGGAGCAGGCTCCACGTCTTTCTGGGCCACCTACCTGCGCAGGCTCCCCAGCAATCTCTTCTGCCACCCAGCAGCCGACCCCAGTCTAGCACAAAGCAAGACGCCCCCCGATGTGCTCACCGCCAGACTGCCCACACCACCACGAGCAGCACGAGCAGCCCCAGCAGGTACCAGCCCATGCCCGAGGTGCCGGCCCACCACGCCAGCCGCGCGACCGGCGAGTCAGGCGCCGCGAGGGGCGGCACGTTTACCCTGCCAGCTTCGCCTTGCCCACCATCGCGAGCAGGGCCACAGCAGCAGCGCGCACGCTACCAGCTCCGAGCGAGATGGCCCAGAGCTTCCAGTCGGCGACCTGCGCCGGGTCGAAGTCCACGAGCACCTGAAGCAGGCTCGTGGAGACGGCGATCAGCACCGCCCAGAGTAGCTCCTGCCCCCATTTCCAGTTGTACATGTCCCCTCCTTTATCCCGTCGCCTCTACGGCAGTCGCGTGGTACACGCTGCCGCACCTCTGGCAGGCTCCCGGCTCGCTGCCTGCCAGGTCGATCAGGCAGGCGTGGGCCATCTCGTGCAGCAGCTCGATCCGGTACTCGGCCCCGCACTGGGCGCACCGCGCGACGTGAGCCGCGTCCGGGTGCTGCCGCAGGAACCGGCAAACGTGGGGCTTCCGGTCGGCCTGGGCGTCAATGGTGCTGGTGGCCATCGTTACACGAGATGCCCCGCCGCGAACAGCGCCAGCCCAGCCGGGAGCAACGCCACCGGCCCGAGCTGGACGCCGAACGCTGCCAGCACGAACACGATCACCGACGCCAAGTACAACGCACGCGCCACGGTCATGCCTCCTGCTCCATCATATCAAACCTCAACCCCACACCTTCAGCGCTACCGAGATCACCAGGCTCGCCAGCGTGACGCCCACGGCACCCGCGGCACCCCACGCGCGCATCGATGCCTGCGATGCCCGTAGCTCGCCCTGGAGGTCCCCCAGCGCGCGCTCGATGGTCCGCATCCGGGACTCCGCCGCCCCCGCGTTGGTATCGAACACCTCCCTGGGCAGGTAGCGTTGCCAGTTCTGGACGGCCTGGGCGTGGGCGTGGTTCAGCTCATCCAGCCGCCGCGCGTACTCAGAGTGCTGAAGCCGCAGGGCCTCGGCCAGCGCCGCCAGGCGAGTCTCTACCAGGTCGTGCTCGTGCTGGACCCGCGCTTCCAGGTACTCGCGCAACTCAACGCTGAGCGTCATGGCCGCCGGTGCTGACGCCGGCCCAGCAGCTCCGCCGACAGGTCGTCCAGGATGTCGATGATTCTCCGGTGCTCAATCTGGCTGGCCTGGGCCGCTACTGCCGCCTGTACAGTGTGCTCGGCCAGCACCTTGGCCTGGGACTCCATCTGCCCATGGCACGCCGCGAGCAGCTCCCGCAGGGTGCCGATGAACGTCCGCGCCAGCCACGACATGCCGACGATGGCCATGAGCAGCAGGGCTCCAGCCGGCCCCCACTGGCGCGCGATCTCGCCGGTGTCGATGACTATCTCGGGAGTCATGCCGCCCGCTCATCGAGGCGCGGCAGCAGGTCATCGGACTGGCGGCGGTAGTCGGTCATCTAGCTCCCTATCGCGAGCACATACGCCGTCACGGTTACAGTGCCAGCACCAGCCTTGTAGATACGCACCGCCGCCGAATTGGCCCAGACGTTCTCAATATAGCATCGGAGATCAGCCGCTCCAGTGTAGCGCACCGACGCAAACGGGAATATCGCCCCGCCTAGTTGGGAGTTCTCGATGAATGGGACTACTACCTGAGTGTAATCGTCGCCCGCCGCTGCCACCGCTGCCGAGCCGCCCGCGACCGTATTGTTCCCGGACCAATATATCCCGGCGTTACGAGCACCAGCAGGTATCCCATGCACCCCAGAAGTGCGCGCCGAGTGCTCGAAAGCGACGCCGGACGCCGTATAGGCCCGCGCGCTGTTCGCCGTGATCCCCGCGTGGAACGAGCTGGCATTGAACGAGATGAAGTTGTTCCAGTAGCCGAAGGGGAGGATCGAGCTTGCGGTTACTGCCGAGACGGCGCTGTAGTCATATGCTGCCATGTGCCCCTACCTCACCAGATCAGGATGCCCCGGTCGAAACCCGGCCCCACGTCGAACCGGAAGAAGTCGCGCCCACCGGCCTGAACCAGGCTCTCCGTGAGAAACCACGTCGATACCACGTCGATGCCCTCAGCCGCCTTCGGCCGGATCGTGTCCTGGATCGCTGCCAGGTGATAGCGCCCGTAGCGGTTCGGGGCGTCCTCGGGGTCGCCCAGCCAGGGGTCCCAGTTGCCATCGTCGTACCGCACCTCAACGCTGTCGCCGAGCTGGGCGTCCACGGTCATGGCCGGGTCATTGGCGAACGTCACCTTCGGCGTGGCCCGGCTCGGACCGCGCGTTAGGACAATCTGCGTCGCCAGCGAGCCCGCGAGTCCACGGTCCTGGACCAGCTTGCTGCTCACCTGCTCCGGCTCCATCTGCCGAAACTCGGCAATGCTGCCATCATGCAGCCGCTCGTCAATGATGGCGAGCTGGGCGTCCATGACGGTGCCGCGAATCTTGAGCGTCTGGACCCAGATAACTCCGGTGTCAGTGTTCTGCAGATTGAAGTCGGCCGAGGCCCCATAGGCTACGAAGTTGGGCGCCAAGTTCCCCGTCTTGTCCGCGCCGCTGCCGTCCTCGTTGGCGCTGGCCGTGTAGTCCGTCGTCGCTACCGGCGTCGTCACGGCGCTGGCCGGCCCCGTGTAGGCCACGTGCAGCGGGATGTACTCCCCCGGCTCCATGCGAATGGGCACCTGCTGATCCTGCAGGCTCCAGAGCGTGCTGGGGCTGCCCTGCGGCTTGTACGCCTGAGATTGCACCTGGGCGATGTTGCGCAGGTCGTCTATGCTGATCTCCTGCTCCTCGGAAAACATCTCGGCCCCGAGCGTCTGTTGGGCCGCCCAGGTGCCAGAGCCCTTCGAGCCGGCGCCAATGCTCCGCGCGGCCGTGTACTCGTGGTAGCGGCTGTGCACCACTACGGTGCCGTCGCCATCGACGAAATACGACGCACCATAGGCGCTCACGATCTCATCGAGCGCCGCTTTCAGCGTCGAGCGGTCCCACCATGCGTAGGGGATGATGTCGCTAATGCTGTCAATGCTCCGGGCAATAAAGGCTAGCTCCTCATTGAACAGCGGCGCATTATCGAAGCCATTCCACGCGCCTTGCATATCGAACGTGAACCACAGGTTAGGGGAGTATTTGAGAATACGAGCCTGATTCAGAATGGTTCCAATGAGAGTATCCACCGCAACGTTGGCCTGCATCGCCAACGAGAACTTGATGCGCTCCATCTGCTTCATGGCGTCGCTGGCGTAGATGACGCAGGTCTTATCCCCGCCGGGGCTCGTGCGGGTTATCATGCGGTCAATCCAGCCAGTGAAGCGCCGATAGACCGTGTGGGCATTGAGTATGTCGATGCGCACCTCGCGCTGTGGCCGCAGGTAGGCGAGCCACGGCTGACCAGACTGCTGGTCAGGCACCAGCTCGCTGCCGTCGCCGACGAGGATGCTATAGCGGTTCCACGGCGAATACAGGCCGTCGTCGTTGGTCAACTCGATAACGGCCTGCCCAGCCGCGAAGCCGCGCGTGATGCTCGACTTCCCACGGGAGTAGCGCACGCTGATAACGTGGTCACTGACATCGTTCAGCCGGGCCGAGCTGGGGTTGAGGCTGCCGCTCGTCGCCGCAGGACGGCTAAACGTGCCGTCATTGCCCCAGTCGATGCGGACCCTCAGCTCGTAGGCCATCTAGCTCCAGTCCCGCTCCCGGACGATGTACTGGTGGACCAACTTCGCGAAGTCCTGGGCGTCGCGGTCGGTGCCCATCATGGCGCCGACATGCAGATGCACCTCCGGGCCTGAGCCAGCCCGACCCGAGCGGGTGAGCATGGCCGTGTCGGCGGCAGGCACCACGCGAGAGCCTGACGGGAGCGAGACAAGCTCGGGCCCCAGCTCGCCTACGCGCACCATGCCGCCAGTCTGAAATGCAGGCCGCGACGCAACCTGTACGCGGCCACCCACCTGGAAGCCGCCCGTCTGCTCCACAGATGTGAATGCCTCAGCGAAGGCGTTGCTCGCCACGATCATTTTGGAGATCAGCTCTTGGTAGCGCCGCTCGGCAGACTCCAGGTTTTTCATGGCCTCGTCGGTAACGGTGGTCATGAAACTCAGAGACTCGGTCAGCATGTTCGAAATGGCCTCATCAACCATCTGGGCCTGCTCCTCCGAGAGGAGGCCGGTTTTGAGCATCTCCGGCCGGAGCTTCGCGTGCCACTCGATGCCGGTCTTGATCGCATCGGACACCATGTCATGCGCCCGACGCGCCTTGGCCAGTGCGATCCCCACCTGCTCCTGCTGCTCGGCTAGCGCCTGCCCGGCCGCCTGGAGCGCACGCACGACATCTTCCTGCGCCCGGATCGCGGCCTCGTTGGCCCGCAGCTCCCCCTCCAGCCGGGCGATGTTGGCGTGCGTCGACTGCACCTGGGCCATGGCGGCCTCGAAGCTCATCTCCGGCTTCGCAGGCGTTGCGGCGGCCTGGATCTGACGCATGAGCGGGTCGTTCGCCAGCGAGCGTTCCAGTTGCGCCGCCTCGCGCAACGACTCCAGTTGCTCGCGCGTCATGCCGGCGAACTGGGGCGGCGTACCGGTGACGGGCTTGCCCGTGATCTCGGCCAGCCGCAACCGCTTCAACTGCTGCTCGATCTCGAACTGCGATTCCTCAAAGGCGCCTTGCCCGGTCAGGCGCACGCTGGCGAGGTCCTGGAGCCGCGACTTGGCCTCGCCCAGCTCCTTGTTCAGCCGGCTCTGTGTCTCCTGGAGCTTCCGCAGGGCTTCCTGAGCGTCGCGCACGGCCGCCGAGTTGGCCCGCATGGCTGCCGTTAGGCCAGCCTGCTCCGCCTCCAGGCCAATGATCTGCATGTTGATGCCCTGAATGACGGGGGAGGTCGTCACCATGGCGTCGGCCAAGCGGCCCACGTCGAGAGAGGCAGTCTTGAGCGCGCCACCGCCGCCGGCTGCACCGGAGAGCCCGGCTAGGGCCGCGTTGACCTTTTCCAGGCTGTTCTCGTACTCGCGGGCGGGAGCCTCACCGGCTGCCACCTCCTCGTTGAGGCGCTTCCACTCTTCGAGCGCGGCGGTAGCTGCCGCGTCGCCCTGCTGCATGTCGGAGATGATCTGGTCGAACGGGTTGCTAGGGCCGGACATGCGCTCGTCGAGTTGAGCCAGCGCTGCGTCGATCTCGTCTATCGTCGTTGGCAGCCCACTCCCACCCAACGTCTCCTTCATGAGCGGCCCCGGTCCGATAGGGCCGAACTGCGATTCGATGAGGCGGCGCTGGGTCAGGAGCTCCGCCGCGCGTCTCTGGGCTTCCTGCCGCCGCTCGGTGACACCAAAGGCATCCTCTAGCCCGCCCAGCATCTCCTGGCCGAACTCGCCCGGCCCCAGCATGCCCTTGCCGGTCAGAACGCGGGATAGGTTCATCGCAGCGAAGGAGGCCGCCCCAATGGCGCCAATGACGAGGCCGATCTTGCCCACAGCGGTAGCGGAAAACGCTGTGATCGCCCCGGACAGTGCCGCGAATCCCCGAATCGCCAGCCCGATGCCGATGAGGAGCGGCCCACCCGCGGTGAGAGTCAACGCCAGCAGGACGATCTTGGCCTTTCCCTCCTCGCTCATGCCGGTAATGGCCTGCTGCAAGGCCCGCGTGGCGCCGATAGCGCGCGGCATAGCCACTTGGGCCATGTCCAGGAGGCTAGCCATTACCTGATTCCGCAGGATTTCGGACTGGAAGGCGAAGGACTTGCTCTGCTCATCCAGCGCCACTTTCGTCGAGCCGCTCGCCGCGCTCATGTCGGCTAGCATCTGGTTGAAGAGGGTGCCACCGTCCTGGGTCAGGCTCAGCACGCCGCGCAGCGCCCGCACGTCGCCGGTGAGGACGGCAACGGCCTCTTTGCTCCCAGCCGTCTTGCTTATCATGTCGTCCAGCACGCCGATAAGGCCCTTCGATGCAAGAGCCTCGGCGTTCCACTCTAGCCCCAACGCCTTGGCCAGCTTCTCGGCTTCCTTGCTGGGATCCAACAGGGACAGCATGACACGGTTCAGACTGGTCGCTGCCTCTGCCGCGTTGATGCCCCGGCGCGTCATGGTTGCCATCGCGGCACCCAGTTGCTCAAGGGGCACGTTCAGAGCGGCGGCTGTGGGCAGGGCTTCGCCCATGTGCTGTGCCAACTCCTCAAACGTCAGGACGCCCTTGTCCACGGTCTTGAAGAGGATGTCGCTTGCCTGGTCGGCTGTGTAAGCAGCCTCACCGTAGGAATTGAGTACGCCAGTAATCACGCGGGCTGATACGGCCGTACTCGTGAGTCCAGCACTCGCGGCCCGTGCCGATGCCTGCAACACTTCGACGGCTTTGGCCCCTGCGAACCCGCTCGACTCGATGTCGTAGAGGCCGCGCGCCAGCTCGACGGCGGATTGCGGCAGACCCTTGCTCAGGTCTAGCACGGCCTTCCTCATGGCGGCCAGGTCGCGCTCCGACATTTTCGCAATGGAGTTGACGTTGCGCATCGCCCGGTCGAAGTCGATGGCGACCTTCGTCGCCATGCCTCCCATGACGGCAAGCGGCGCCGTCGCGATGGTCAGCGACTGGCCGATAGATGTGAGAGAGCGGCCAGCCCGCTCCAACCCGGCGAGCCCACGTTGGGCCTGCCCGAGGCCATGCTCGAACTGACGCAGCGGCCCCGAGAACGCGTCGGCGACGCGCAGGGTGATGGTGGTCGTGCGGTCAGCCACCTACTCGCCCCACAACAGCCAGAGCCGGTCGAGCACGCCCGTCATGCTCTCCTCCGGCAGCGCGTCGAGCCACGCGCGCCGCTGCTTCTCTCGGATGTGCTCATAGGCCATCGTCGCGACCCGGTCATCCCTGCTCTGCGCACGCCACTGGGCCAACGTCCACCCCCGGCGCGCGCAAATGCGGTGGACCATCAGGTCGCGAGCGGAAAACCCTCGGCGGCCTCTTCGACCTCCTCGTCAGTGATCCGGTTCAGCCGCAGCATGTGGTTCGTGAGCTGCTTCAAGGCCCAGAAGCCGAGCTGGGAGCGCAGCGCTGCGGCGTGCTCGGCGTCGCTCTCGCCGGGCATGTCGAGCCCCACCAGGGACCGCGCCAGCAGCCGATGCATCTGCTCCTGGGTTGCGTCGGCAAGCTCCTGCTCGTACCGCTCCCGCAGAGGCCCGACCACGACTGGCAGCAGCCGGACCTTGTTGTCGGTGGGGTCCCGCTGCGGCTCCCGTGGCTCCTGGGGCCACGCGATGCCCCGCCGCACCTGTTGCATCTCGTCGGCGCCCAGGGAGCGCAGCCGCAGCCGGAGCCCCCGGCCGTCGGGGCTCGTGATCTGGACCACCTGCACGACCTCGCCCAGGTCCCCCAGGACCGCGAAGCCGTTGTCGCTCGCGTGTTTGCTCATGTGCCCTCCTTCATACTCCGTGGGCGCTCACGTCGGCGGCCTGGAGCCCGAAGCTCCCGAAGAACAACCCCCCCACGGCGCCGTCGATCTGAATCAGCGTAGGGACAGCGCTCCAGAGCTGCCATGCCGCCGTAGCCTGGAGGCTCGACGCCGACAGCACGGCGTTCATCGCCGTGGCCTGCTTGAGCAACTTCGCCGCGCTCATGCCAGCCCACATCTGCTGTACCCGTAGCATCACGTCCGTCTCGGTCTGGTGGAACCGCGTACGCCCAGCGATGCCGCCGGCCGTGGCGAACGTCTGCCGCTTCTCCCATCGCTGACTGATGACGAGGCTCACGCCCTGGACGTAGACCATGGCGGCGCTCTCAGCACCAGCGCCGCCGGTCCACAGGTGCAGCGTGGCCTCGGGCCACGAGAACACCTCCGCCATGGGCGCCTAGCTGAGAAACCCGGTATTGCTGGGCCCGCTCGCGATGAGGCCCCGCACCCGGAACTCGTGGATGTTGCCCTCGGGCTGCTCCGTCACCGGGGCATCGAGCAGAACGCAGCGATGGAGCCGGTAGTAGATACCCGTGGTCGCGGCTTCGACGGCGGGGACGGATTGCTTCCATTCCAGGTGGAACGCAGGGATCGTCGAGCCCGTCGCCGTCGCCAGGTTGATGGGCCAGTCGCCCGTCACGCCCTCCAGGACGCGGAATGACGCCTCCACCGGCGCACGACGCACGAGCTTGTGATGGCTCGGGATGCCCCGGTCCTCCGGCGTCGCGTACTCGCGGGGGTCGTTGAAGGTCCAGCCGGGCTGCACGAACCCGATGAGCCCGGACTGCGGCGTCGCGGCCGTGGTCCACGCCGTGCCCGTCTGTCCACTCGCCAGCACCCAGCGCAGGGTGCCCTCCTGCAGGACTCTGATCTCAGCCATAGTTGCCCCTCCCTCCCTCTAACTCAGATAACCGCTGGCGGTCGGCCCCTGGACGGCCAGCGCGCGTAGTCGAAACTCCACCATGTTGCCCTCGGGCTGCTCCGTGTGGACGCGGTCCAGGATGCGCGCGCCATGGAACTGGTAGTAGATGCCGGTCAGGTTCGATTCCGTCGCCGGGATCGCCTGTTTGAACTCGACCATGAACTGCGGCGGGTTGGTCAATCCCAGCGCGCTCGGGCCGATGGCGGTGTTGCCGGTGGGCCAGTCGCCCGTCACGCCGTCGAGCACCCGAAACGACGCTTCGACGAACGGCACCCGCGCCAGCTTGTGCATCGTGGGCACGCCACGATCCTCGATGGGCGCGTACTCGCGGGCATAGTTGAAGGTCCATCCGGGCTGTACGAATCCGATTAACCCGGAGAGCGCGCCCCATGCGGCGGTTGCGGTGCCTGTGGGGACGGCCGACGCTGTGACCCAGCCCGTCGCGCTGATACCGGGACCGGCGCTGGCCTCAACCCAGCGGAGCGTCCCCTCTTGCCAGTTCCTGATCTCCGGCAATTCCCCTCACCTCCTGGCAGACGCAACGCGACCCCGACCATTGGGGGCGGTCGGGGCCGCTCAGGAGGCGGAGGGGGCCGACGCGGCGGCTACTGCTGGTAGTCTAGCAGATTCCTACGGCCAACGCTCCAGATAGCTCCAACGTTGGACGAACCGATAGCGGCGCACGGCGGGATTCGCCGCGTCCTGGGGGATGTGCTGCTCCGCCGCCAGCCCGTCCAGCCGGAACATGCCAGCCGTCGGCGGTGTGCCCGTGCCCGAGTAGACCATGTAGATTTGCCCGGCCCGCTGCTGGCGGAGCATGAGAACCAGCGTGTCCCGGAGCTGCCGGATGTCGCGGCTCCAGTTGGGGTTGCCCTGCGCGTCAACCCAGCAGGATAGCTCAGTCTGCCGGTGCTGCATGACGCCTGAGACGATGGGGTTGCCCTGGACGATGTCGCCCGCTGCCACGCGCTCAGGATTGCCGCCCAGGTGCTCCACGGTGACGCAGGGGAAGGTGAGATTCTGCGTCGGGCGGTCAAAGTAGGCGCTCACCCCGGCGGGGAAGGCGCTGGGCCAGCCGTTGGCGCTCAGGTAGTCCTTGACCATGCGGTTGAAGGAGCCCTCGGAATCGTAGAGGCCGGCGGACCAGGTGAGGTCGGGCATCTAAGCGCTCGCCTCCGCTATGTGCATCAAAACAGCACCCCAGCCTCTGCGAGCCGTTGCTGAAGCATCTGCTCGGCTGCCTCCTCGGCCAGGTCCAGAAACCCCGCCGGCGCCTTCTGGCTGTGACCGTCGTTGAGGCTACCGATGTAGGGCACGTTGCTCCCCTGCACCGTGACGAGCTGGCTCTCGTCCAGTCGCAGCACGGTATCGGCCTCGGTCGCCTCTGAGTTTGCCGCGCGAATGTCGGTGCTGGTCCAGAGTCCCCAGCTCGCCCGAGCCCGCCCGGTGTCCACGGGCATCATCACCTTGACCCCTCGGATGGTCTCCATGGTCGTCTCGCGCAGCGCCCGCCAGGCACGTTGCCGTTGCCGAGGTGTCAACTGGCGCGCGTCCTCCATGAGCCGCTTCAACTCGCGCGAGTCTACGTCGAGCGCTGTCATCGGCTATGGCTCGTACGCCGTAACCGGCTCTAGCCCTGGGTACAGGGCGGCAATGCGCTCGCTGAGCGCGAACATCTCCGGGCTCGCCTGCGACTCGTGCTCGCAGACGCTCATGGCATGCAGGATCGTGTCAGCCTCTTCGCGGCTGAGCATGATGAACTCGCCCATATCCTCAGTCTACACCGCCACCAGGTCGGCCCGCACGTTGACCCCGAACGTCTCCGGCATCTCCGGATGGTGCGCCCTCCCAAGTGTCACCAGGGCCGTATGGGCGTCGAAGCGGTAGCCAACGGCGTACCCTGCACTGGTCACCCCGCCGTCCGGTCCCCGGAGATAGGAGAAGGAAGAGGGGACCAGGTATCGAACGTGCGTCGGGTCTTGCATGGCCCCCCAGGTGAACGCGTATGGGGAGATGACGCAGCACTGGCCGCCGGGGATCAGCACGCGATGCACCTCGCGGAAGAAGCGGAACCAACCGTCCTCCTGGGTGCTCACTCCCCAATGGTGATGCCAGACATGCGGCGAGCTTCCCGGCTTCTGCCATGGTGTCTGTTGCCACGTGGACTCCATAACCTCGTGCGGGATGTGCTCGGCCAGGTGGCAGCACATGACGTACCCGACGCTGTGGTCCCTGATTGGCCAGGGAAAGCGGAACAGGTTGCAGATGACCGAGACTCCCTCGTCCCGCGCCAGGTCCAGGTTGACCCAGCCCTCGCTCTCCGGCAGCACCACCTCGCCACTGCCCAGGTTCAGCTTCGGCCCCGGCGGTATCTCGGCGGCGCTGGGCCAGCCCTCGATGTGCTGCTCCAGCTCTGCCCAGCTACGGGACATACTGCCCGTACACCTCGCGCAGTCTCGCACCGATGGCCTCGTGCCCAAACTCATGGCGCGCCCGATCCTCGCACCGCCGCGAGCACTCGCGCCAGAGCTTCGCCTCACCAAGGATCGTGTTGACCGTGTCCCGCAGCAGATCCCAGCGACCAGCCGGAAAGAATGGCACGAACCCATGATCGTACCGATAGCTCATGTGCACCGTCGGCACAATCTCGCGGAACGCCCCGCTGTCGCTCGTCACGATCGGCGTACCGCAGGCCATCGCCTCGATGCTCACGACGCCGAACTGCTCGATCCACGTCGGGGTCGAGATCGAGGGCATGACGACGATGTCGGCCGCGTTCATCAGCGCGACCAAGCCCGGCCCATGCTCAAGCTGACCAAGCACCCCCTCTAGCCACGGGCCGTCATATCCTCGCGCCGGTCCATAGACGCTCTCCGCCCACTCGCGCATCGGGCCATCGCCGGCCAGCGCAACGCGCCACTCCTGGCCCCGGCAGGCGTACGCGAGGTCCATCAGCCCCTTCTCCCATGTGAGCCGCCCGACGTACAGGACGCGCCGCCCACCAGAAAGGCGCCGCTCGGCCAGGGGCCGGAACAGCGTCGTGTCCACGGCCGCCGGCACGATATGAATGCGCTCCCGCTCGATCCCGTAGGTCGCGATGCACTCGGCAGCCATCTGGCTCCGGGGGATGAATGCACGGACTCCCGCGAGCATCCTCGCAGCAGCCGGGCTCCAGTAGTTGAACGGGATGTTCTCCCAGATGGTCGCCACGCACTTGCCCGGCCAGCGCTCGACGGCCTCCTGTGCCCAGGGGTACATGAGGTCGGCCACGTCGTAGAGATCGGCGCCGTCCAACTCCTCCAGGCGCTCATACTGCCGGTAATCAGCCCAGGGCTGGGGCACGGTACCGCAGAACTCGTGAGTCCAGCCGTCCACGTCGAAGCCCGCCCAGGTCATGCGGTCCGTGGGGTTGGCGTGCCGGTCTCGGATCACGCGGAGCAGGGGCATCAGTAGCCGACGTAGACCTGCGTCGATTCGGGCACGATGTGCTCGTTCCATCGCCTGTGGAACTCGAACGAGTTGGCCATGAACTGCCGCGCGTGACGCATCGCGTCGCCCGGCGTCTGAGTGTGCGCCACGGTGCTCTGGCCCACCAGGTGGACGAACTCGGCTTCCGGGCAGTACCAGACCTCGCGGCCCGCCGCCTTGACCCGCTCGCAGTAATCCACGTCCTCGAAATAGGCTCGCGGGTAGGCCACGGCATCGAACCCGCCCAGCTCATGGAACAGCGAGCGCGGCGTTGCCATGACGGCGCCCGTGATCCATGAGACGGCGCATTCTGAGCCCACGATGCGATGATCGCCCGGCCAGCCCAGGTAGCGGTGATAGGGGCCTCGGCCAGCATCGTACTGCCCACCGCATGACTGGACCTTGCCGTTGGGAAACAGCAACTTCGGCCCCACGATGCCGGACCCGGGGTGCCGCTCGAAGCAGTCGAGCACCGCCTGGCACCAGCCGGGCCGCGCGAATGCGTCGCTGTTGATGAACACGAGGATGTCCCCCTGGGCAGCCGCCGCGAGGGCGTTGCAGTTGCCGCCGTAGCCCAGGTTCTCGGGGTTGCGCTGGCAGCGGAGGCCCGCCGTGAACCAGTCGCGGCAGTCGCAATCCGGAGAGGCATCGTCGCCAACGATGATCTCGGCCATGCCCTCGGGCACCGTCGTCTGGAGGTGCATGACGCAGCGCATGGCGAGGGCGAGTTGGCCATACACCGGGACCAGCAGCGAGAGACGCGGGCCAGTGCCCCGGCTATCCACCCCGATACCCTAGCTCGCCTCTCGCTACCGCTGCGATAACCTCAGGAGGCGCTCCATCCAGGTGGCCAAGCAGAATCTCTGGTCGGTCCGATCCATGATGCGGTTTGTGCACCCAACCATATGGCACCGCCCCACACAGGCAATAACTCCCGTCCGACGGCTCGCCACGCCATATCCGCCGATGAAGTTCGACTGGGTCGTCAGCCACCCTAGCCCCGCTCATCCACGCGCCTGCTTCCGCTGTGCCTCGCTGATCCGCGCCCAGAGCAACACAGCGCCGTACAGGTGCACCTCGGCGCGCCATGTCCTGCGGCGACTCACGAGCACCGGGGAGGGCGCCTCGCCTGGTCGCCGCGATGGCTCCATGCGCCACTCGCTCGTGTCGATGAGCACGTCATGGAGTAGCATCAAGGACGGAGAGTAAGAGCCCCCAAGAGCGATGTCCGCCGCCCAGAAACTCGACATCTGCGGGGCTGGCGGCAGCAGGTACGTGCCAGCCCACCGCATGCGCGCGGCGATCTCCTCCGGCACGATAGGTCCGTGGGTCCGCTCATCGGCCGCGAAATCGAGCACGAAGGCAGCGTCACCCTCGGGCAGGCCATCCGGTGGGTCAGGGTCGGTAGGCCACGGCTTGACGCTGGCTTCCCCTACTCCGAGCGGCGGATCAATAGGCCGGGACCATGCGTCACGATATACCCATTGGCCGTCTGGGGTTGCATGTCCACCATGAATCTCCGGCATCACACCAGCGCTCCTATCCCGAGCGGCACGGCACCGTCTCGCGCCACGATCTCCGTCAGGTAGTCCGATCGCTGCTCCACGACCTGCCTCAACACCGCCTCCACAGCGTCCGTCGCCCTGTCCCACGTGCGCTGCGCTGCCCACAGCCGCCCAGCCTCACCCATGCGCTCGCGCTCAGCCCGGTCGTAGTAGAGCCGGTTCAGCGCCTTGACCAGCGCGGGGATATCCGGGTCCGCGTCCATGGCGTTGCCCCAGGTGCCGTAGCGCATCTCGGGCTGGCGTGGTACGAGCACGCCCCGGCCCTCCTGCATGACCTCGGTCCCCGAGCACCAGTCAAGGGCGAACGATGGCAGCCCCATGGCCATGCCCTCGATGAGCGGCAGGCCGAAGCCCTCGCGGTAGCTCAGGACCCCGTGCACGTCCATGAGGCCGTAGCGCTCCCGCAGGTCCACGATGCCCCTCGCTGCCAGGTCGGGACGATAGAGCACCTGCTCGTCACGGAGGCCGATCTCCTGCTGGAGCCCCCGCGCATCGTGTGGCGCCAGCCGTGTCAGCTTCCAGCCACCGGGCCCGGCCTTCTCCATGTCGAGCAGTAGCCGTGCCCCCGGCTTGTCGAGCGCGAAGTCGCGAAACCCCTCCATCGTGCTCGGGATGTTCTTACGCCCCTGATTCATCGCCGCCATGCCCACGACGAACGCGTCCGGGGCGATGCCCGCTCGCCCGCGTAGGTGCGCCCGCTCCTCTGGCGTGAACGGCCGGAACCGCTGCGAGTCCACGCCGGGCGGGCAGTGGTAGGCATGGATGCCGCGTTTGCGCAGAGCTTCGACGCCAAACTCGGAGATCACCATCGTCGCGTCGGTGACCTTCGACAGCTCCACCCATTCGTCAAATACCGGCTCGCCGTCGATAGGCGTGATCGTCACCTGCCTGATGTGCTCCCAGTCGATCCGGCAATCGCGGAACAGCGAGACGCTATACGGGTAGTCCTGGCAGCAGACCACCACATCGGGGCGCCGGTTGTCCGGGCCGAACCGGAGCGTGTTCGCCACCTCGGTACAGAGCGCCCACAGGTCGGGGACGTTCGTCGGCCAGACGTGGAATCCCAGGTTGTGCGGCCAGCCGGAGTACTGAATGCCTACGCCGGCGACCTGGTGGCCGCGCTGAATCAGGCGCTTGCAGACCTCATTGCCGATGCGTCCGAAACCGCTCTCGGCCACAAGATCGCCCACCCACAAGATGTTCATTCGTGGCCCACCGGCCCGTAGGCTTCCAATGGTCGCCATCCCCCATTCTGACCTCGGGTGAACCCCTCATAGTGGATCTGTCCTGATGCGGCCCATGCGGATACGTTGCTGTACCGCGTTAGCCCCCGGTAATCCCATGGCCACCCTGCGAGCCCTGGGCCATGCAGCGCCTTATGATGCTCGATCTGGCTAGCCGGGTAGACCGGATTGCCGGGGCACCTCATGCAATGGACCGGCGGCTCCTCCGGCGTTTCCGTAGGAGATGTTGGCTTGCGGAAGATGTTCATCCTGCCCCAGCTCTCTCAAGGATCAATCGATAGAAACATGCCCCGCCGACAATCGCCGTCGTCGGCGGCCCAGCTACCCGGTACTGCGCTCCCGTGCCAATCCGGAACATGTCCTGCTGGCTCACGGGCTCCCGCACGAGTAGCGCGAACTGAGCCCGCGTAATCTGGCCCCCAGCAACCTGCATCTCCGCCGGCGTGAGGTCGCCTTGTAGCACCGCCAGCGTGCCGGTGATGTAGGTCTCCACGCCCGCGATGCCGTACTCGGGCGAACCCGCCGCTGAGCCGCTGTAGCGGTACCACGTCGCGGGCTGCCCTGCCTGCTCGAACACCTTCCGCAGACCGAGCTTGACGCGCTGATCGAGCCGCTGAACCACGCGCTACGGCCCGCCGCAGCGTATCAGCGCTAGCGCCACTTTCCAGAGCACGAACACCACGGCACCCGTAGAGGCCAAGCCGAGGATTACCTGCCCCACCCTATCGCTGGTCTTAGTATGCGCCCAGCAGGTGATGTCCCCGATACATGAGTGGCACTCCATCCTACTGATCGCCAATCGTCACGACGGGGACGTACGTCCGGTAGGGCATCGCGGGCTGTGGCCTGGGGATCACCATCTGCAGGACCACCAGCCCACCGACGAAGCCGAGCGCCACCCAGGCGATCCTAGACATAGTCCTCCTGAGTACTGGACCACTCCTCCAGACCAGCTCCGCCGAATGCCTGGTCCAACTGGTCGGCCTTCAGCGTCTCGTACCAGTCCTTCGCGTTCTTGGCCAGCATGGATTCGTCAACGCTCAAGCCCTGGAGGTTCGTGCCCCACTTCGTGCGGCGCGCGCCGTCGGCCATGAGAATGAGCGCACACTCCAGCAGCGCGTCCCGCACGCTGCCCCTGCGGTCGATGATGTCCTGCAGCTCGGTATCCGTCCAGATGACGGACCTCGCCTGTACGGTGACGCGGGCGGCGTTGACCGGCGCCGTCACGAACGTGATCCGCCCCGTAGCGTCCACGAGCGCGTAGTTGGTCGGATCCGTCTGGAGCGTGCCCGCCACACGCACCTGCTCTGATGCCGCTACAACGGGGAAATGGGAGAGATCGAAGATGGTGGTGTTGCCGTCGCCAGCGAACTCCTCAGCAAACGTGCGCTCTGGGTCCGCCGCTCGGAGTCTGATCTGCTCGATGTCAGTTAGCGGCATGGACACACAAAGGCGGGGCCGAGAGGAGTATTCGGCCCCGCCACTTGATCGGTTGTCTCGTTGTCAGGACGCACACGGGCATCTGGCGGGAGTGTAGGGGATGGCCCCGCGCGCTGTCAAGCCCCCACTACAGGTCGCGCCCCTCACGTGCCGTCAACCTACGCCGCAAGGGCACCAGTGGAGCGGCCCTCTGCAGGTAAAGGCGCCGCGTCTCGGCGTAACTGTCTGCCTCTGGCACGTCGAGACCCCAGCGCGCCTCTTCGGTCACAGCAGAGCGAGGGCCGCCCGGCTGGCCGGATGCGATGGCTGGGGAGGTCTCGATGACGTACACGCGGGCTACGTCGGTTTCGTAGGCGCTGATGATCTTCATGGTAGCCTCCTATCCGTACCCGACATAGTGCGCGTCCAGTTGGTACGACGCGCTGGCATTGGCGTCAAGCGCACCGGAGACGATGGCGCGCCAGTCGCGGGACAGCGGCACCGGAGCCACGCCTGCGTAGAGCGTCCCGGCGCCCGCGCCCGGATGGATGGCGTAGGAGAACAGGCCCGCCGTCGTGATCGAGCTGGCCCATGCGGTGATGGTCCGGTACTTGCCGTTGTGCTTCACCTGCACGATGAGGCCGCCGATAATGGCCGTCGCGGCGGTGCCGTAGACGTTGAGATGGAGCACGACGCCGGCGTGCTGGTAATTGACCTGATCTGTAGACGTTCGGCCGCCTACGATATCTGAGGCGCTGGCCAGGAGGACGGCTGTGGCGTTGTTCCGCTGGCGATCCCAGGTCGCGCCGTTGAAAATGTTGTTGAGCACGCCCTGGTAGACGATGGCATCCGTGTCTGGGGTTGCGATGATGCTGGGGGAGGCCTGATCGTCTGCTCCGTTATCCGTACGTCGCATCTGACCGACCAGCACGACCGTCCCCACCGTGACGGCCCGTTGTCCGGAGATGAGCGCCGTAACCGTCCCCACCTGCGCGGTGAGCGTCCCCGCTACCTGAGCTGTCAGGGTGCCAGCCACCTGTGCGGTGACGGTGCCGACTTGCGCCGTGATCGTGCCAACCGCCGTCACCTGCCCACGCGCTTCAGCGGTGAGAATACCGGCCACCTGAGCCGTCACCGTCCCCACCTGCGCCGTAACGGTCCCGTGGGCGGTGATCTGTCCGCCCGCCGTGACTTGGCCATGAGCCGTCACATTGCCGGACATCACCATGGCGCTGATCCCGCCCAGCACTTGCGCGCTCACGGTCCCCACTTGAGCTGTGATCGTTCCATGGGCCGTGACTGCGCCACCGGCAGTAACCTGCCCGTGCGCTGTCACGTTCCCGCTCATGACCATCGCGGAAATGCCGCCAAGCACCTGAGCCGACACGGTGCCCACTTGCGCCGTCACGGTCCCATGGGCCGTGATCTGCCCATGGGCCGTGACGTTCCCGCTCATTACCTGCGCGCTGATAACGCCGCCCAGTACCTGGGCCGAGACGGTCCCGTGCGCCGTGACTTCGCCGACCTGAGCAGTCAGCGTGCCATGCGCGGTGACTTGCCCCGAGACACCCTGGATGTCGCCGAGTCTCGTCACCATCTCAGTTCACCACGCTCAGGTAGTCCGTTACCTGCGCGCTCCCGCCCGCAGCGCTGGCCGCCTTCACGAGCCGCGACCGGATGTAGCGGTAGTAGTTATTCAGGTCGTACATGCCCGTCGCGGCTCCACCCGCCGCCCCGGCCGTCACGGTGACGATGGGCGTCCACGGCATGAGGATGCCCCCATCCTGCGAATAGACGAGGTCGAGCACGGCCGAATGGCCGGTGATCGTGTAGGTCCAGAGGCCCCGCTTCTGGCCCAGGGCCGAGATGACGGTGCCGCTCGTTCCGTCGGCTGCGGCACCACTGAGGCTATACCCCGCCTCTGCCATGTCTCAATCCTCCTGGGGGGCCGCAGCAAGCCCGACCCCCCATTCGTCGTTGTCGCTAGTTGATCGTCCCTGCCGTGGTGCTGTTCGCGCAGACCCAGTAGCGCGAGTCCCGCATCCCGACGCCGAAGATGTCCCGCACGCGATAGCGGTAGACGTCCCGGATGAATGCCTCCCCGCTATTGCGGGGCTCCTCCAGGAGCTGCAACGGCTCGACCTCCTGGAGCAGGAGGCCGCGCTTGGCCTGGCACAGCAGCCAGTGATGACTCGTGCCTAGGGCTCCGAGCCAGGTCGAGGGCATGATCCGCACGAGGCCGGCCCTCGGGTTGGTCGAGCCCATGCCGAAGACGACCGTGGCATCGGCGTCACCCATGCCGGTAGTCTGGGGCGAGCCCAAGAGCTGCTTGGCGTAGAGCCACAACTTCGGAGCCACGACGATGGTATCGGGCCGCACCATGAGCGGCCTGCCGCTGTTGCGGTCCTTCATCGTCATGAGCGTGGTATAGCCCGTGTCGAAGCCGGTCGGGCTTAAGCCGGTGGTGAACGTGTTGTTCCCGATCTGGTTGTCGCTCACCGTGGCGTCGAAGTTGCCGGTTGTGGTCAGGACGGTGAAGACGGCTTCCTCGCGCGTCTGGGCCGCCGCGCGGGAGAGGTCGCTGATCGCCTCTTGCATGGCTCCCAGGCGGTCGTAGCGCAGCATCTCGTCGGTGATGGCGAGGAGGGCGCCGTATTTGAAGTTCGTGATCGTCTTTTCCGGCCGCGAGTCCGGTACCCGCAGGCTGGGATACTCGACGCCCTCTCCGACGCGGGCCAGCGTGCCCATCGCCTGGTTGCTCATCCAGGTCTCGTGCTCGCGGTTGCTGGGCACGACCTGGGCGAGCTGGTCCCACTCGCTGGGGATGCCCCCGAACTCGGAGAAGAAGGCAGCCCGGAGGCCGTCCTTCAGGAGTTCGGGGAAGTCGGCGGTGCTGTTGGCCTCGCGGAGGAAGACGCCGCGCTTGAAGGCATCGTAGGCCTCGCTCAGCCGCCGGTAGCGGCCGAAGAGGTAGCCGTTGCGGCTCTCGGCGGTCAGGAGCTGCTCGAACGTCTGTGTAGTCATCTCATGCACTCCTTACCGCTGTTCCGCCTGGCCCACAAGAGCGCCCAGGAACATGGTGGGGAACAGCTCCACGATGGCGGAGCCGGTGTTGCCGGCCGTGTAGACGTGGAAGATGCGCCCCAGGGCACTGTTGGGCAACGCGCTGGGAATGCGCGCCGTCCCGGTGACGACGTTGGTCGTGTTGCCGGAAGCGCTCAGGACGAACAGCACACCGGAGATGGCCGCTGCGACGGCGGTAGCCGTCCACACTGGGCCGCGTCCCGTGGCGCCTGTCTGCCCGACTCGCCCTGAGCCCGGCAGATGCTGCCAGGCGAGGTAGCCGGCCGAGAAGTTGCCGACGGCGCTGACCACGGCGTACCCGCCGCCCACCAGCACCGGGGCAGCGGTCGCGCTGTAGCCGGAGCCCTGCGGAGTCCAGCGCGGGTGGTCCTCCATGATGTAGCCCAGCGCCGATGCCCTGGCATACGCGGTGAGCGCCGAGTCCGCTTCGACAGCGGCCACGATGGGCGCGCCGCCGGACCAGCACAGGAAATCGCCCTTGTGGGCCGTGGTGACCCCGCTCATGTTCACCGGGATCACGCCCCCCTTCCCCATAGGGAAGTCGTATGGGTTTGTGGGCACGTTCTTGCCTCCTTATTCGCTCTTGTTGGATGCTTCGGCGAGGCGCCGCTTGTACGCGTAGGCGTCCTCATCCTTCAGCGGCAGCAGCGTCACCTTGACGCCCAGCATGGCGGCAGCCTCGCGGGTCACAGCCTCGGCCTTCCGCCCGTCGTCCGGCGCGCCCTGACCTCCGCCCTTCACCTCGGCCTTGAGCATGCCCTTGTCGCGCAAGGCGCGGAGCTTGCCCAGCTCGCCTTCGATGACGGCCTTCTGCTCGTCCTCCGCCTTGCCCGCTAGCAGTGGCCGTACAGCGTCGTGCCACACCTCGGGCAAGGCCAACTCGCGCAGGAGCCGGTCGCCGCGCTCCACGCTCTCACGGGCGGTGGCCTGAGCCTCCAGTGCCGTGATGCGCTGATCTCGCGTCGCCAGTTGCTCGCGCAGGGTCTGGACCTCGGATTCCTCGCTCATCTGTGCCTCCTTCAAGGCTGTGATCTCGGCGTCACGGCGCTTGACGGCGTCCGTCTGCCGTTCGCTCTGCATCTCGCGCCGCAGCCGCTCCAAGTGCGCCGGGCTGGCCTCGCGCCACTGCTCGTAGCTCGCAGCCGCCAGGAGCGCGGCAGTTTCTTCCGACGTGCTGGCGCGGATAGCCTGGAATCCGCCACCGGCCGCCGGCGTCGTCACGATGTCAGCGGAGAAGCCGCGCGTGATGTCTTCGACGATCTGACCCTTGCGACCCTCAGCCTCGCCCTCCGCCATGCGGCCCACGGCGTTGATGCTCACGCCCACCAGGTCGCGGCCCGCCCGCTTGGCCTCACGGGCCAGCGCGCTCACGTGGGGGGCATGCATGCCGAGCAGCCGCAGGTCGGCGACAGCGCGGCCATCCTGGTCCACGCGGGCCCCCTCGTAGTAGCCGGCCAGGTCTCGCACGCTGCGCTCTGGCCTGTCGCGTTCGTCGGACTTCGACGGGTGGTCCAGGAAAGCGCGGGTGCCCTCCCAGTGCGCCACGCTGCGCGCCACGACCTCGCGGGAGTAGTAGCGACCATTCTTCGACCAGCCGGGGGCCAGCAGCACGACGTTGCGCAGCCGGTCGCCGCCCTCGGCCTCTTCGAGTTCGATGCCGGAGAGGTCGCCCGACTCGCTGAGCAGCGCGGCTGTAGGAGAAGGAGCGACAGATTGATCGCTATAGACGCAGAGCCCAGCACTCTCATAAGTGGCCCGGACTAGTTTTGGTTCCTCATCAGCGAGAATAACCTCCCCCTTCGCTGAAATCGTGTAGTGCAACCGATGAAGTCCGGTGCGGTTCGCGATACGTAGGATAACTGCGTCATCCAGCACGTCCTCGCACCATGCGCCGGAAGGGTAGACGTTCTCTTGCCTAGGGAATCGCTTGGAGACCGCGTCTTCTACTGCACGCACACGCTGGGTTATCGATTCCGACTCCCCCAATACGGCATAGATGCTCTCTCTCACGCCCTTCATGGCGGCGTGGGCGATGGCCATGGCTTTGCCCTCATCGCCCTGGTGCTGGGCCATGGCCGAGTTGAAGGCAGCAGCGAAGGCCCGGCGCTTCTTGGCGCTGGCCTTCTTCACATCGTCGGGGAGCTTGGGGTCCTCGGGACCGCTGTACGGCAAAAGACCGCCTCCTTTCGGGGGCGGTCGGGGCCGCTCAGGATGGGTGCGGCGTCTGGCGCCGCTGGACTACGTCAAAGCAGACTCTAGCACCATGACTGGCCCCTGCGCAAGCCGGGCCAGCAGCGCGGCGGCCACGACGGGCAGCGATGCCTCAGTTACCGTGGCCTCCAGGAGCTGGGCCAGGGGGACAGCGATCTCGTGATTCTCGCCATGATGGCGGGCGCGGAGCACCAGATGACCAGCGCTAATCATCGCGACCGGCAGCAGACATGGCGCCGTGGGCAATGATCCGCGCGCGGGGAGAGTCGCCTCGCAGCGCAGCGCGGTCATTCTCGCTTCGCCTGCGGTGCCTTCGTCGCCTTCGTCCCGGCGAGCCCGCCGTCCTCAGCACCGCCGATGTTCTGCTTCGCTGCCCAGTCGGCGTAGGTCTCACGCGGCCCGAGCATGGGATTCATCACGGCGGGAGCCTGGGAACAGCGGCACATCGGATGAAGGGGCGGCCGTCGCTGTCCCGAGTCGAGCTTGAACACGCGCCCGTCAAGCTTCGCGCAGTCCGGGTCCGTGCGCTTGTCCTGCGTGGCGATCCACTCCCACCCCGTGAGCACATCGCGGTTCTCGCGCATCACGGCTTCCATTCCGATGTTGCTCGTGCGGATGAGCTCCGAACGGGCGATCCGCTCCAGTTGTGCCGTAAGCCCGGTCAACCTCACCGCCCGGCGGTGGCCCACCGGGAAGCGGAAGTCGGGGCTCAGGTTCCAGCCTAGCTCCTGACTGAGCCGGTGCATCGCCTTGCCGATGGGGTCGCCCTGAGCTTGGCTCGTAGCCACGGCGCGCCGCATGCGGCGGATGAAGTCCTGCCGCGCATCACCAAAGCGCATGAACCACGTCGACCCCTCGTACGGCGCGTTGATCGCGGCGGCCACGGCCTCCTGGGGCACTGGCCCATAGCGTAGGCTCTCGGGCGCCACCAGGTTCGCCATGACCCAGGCGCGACCATAGTAGCCGGCGCGGTAGGCTCGCTCGGCCTGACTGCGCAGGAAGGGCTCGCTGCTGTTGAGGATGCGTTGAGCACCGGCGTCTAGCTCGGCCAGCAGCCAGTCGTTGCGAGCCATGGCGCCGGCGTCGGTGAGCTGCCAGCGTCCGTCGGGCCCGGCTGCCGCGAAGGCCCGGACGATGGCCTGAGCCATGGGCTGCGCTCCGATGGCGGTTCGGGCGTAGAGCCCGCGCACCGCCTCTAGCTCCAGGCCGAACAGGCGACCACGCAGCCACTGCTCCAGTTGCAGGAGGCGAAGGCGGGCCCGGACCTCTGGTGGCGTCGCCTCACGGAGGGGGCTAGCGGCGCCGCCCAGGTGATGCCTCCACCAGCGGGACCTCCTGGCTCACCGGCGCCGTCACTGACCCATCGGGCCGCAGGTCGGCCGCAGCGAACGCTGCATGGCAGTTGACGCACTCGTACACCACCCGGACGCGCGACTCGCTCGCGTCCAGGCCCAGCGAGACCACCTCACGGCGCTCAAAGTAGAGTGCTCGACAGTTAGGGCACCTCAGCATTGTTCGGCTCCTCCTCTGGCTCCTCTTCTGGCTCGCCCTCATCCTCGGGCGGCGCGCCATACGTCGGCGGCAGCTCCTGCCGCTCGGCAGACATGTACTTCTGCTCCTGCTCCCAGTCGTAGCCGGCGCGCTGCGAGGCCGTGCGAGTGCTCACCCAGCCATTGGCCGCGTGGATCGCCAACGCCTCCGCCAGGTTCTTCGGGTCATCTTCGACGATGTCTGGCAGAGTCACGTCGAACGCGTCGCAGATGCGCACCTGCTCGCTCGTTGGCTGGCCGTCGTCGTCCACGGCATCAACCATCTTGTCCAGGTCCCCCAGCGTGGCCAACAGAACGGCCTCGTAGATCGGGCGCCAGACCTGCTTCGTGTAGATGTCCTGATAATCCGCAAACGACTTGAGGGCCGGGAGCTGCTGGCTCTTGGTTGTGGCCAAGTTGCTGTTCTCGCCATCGGCCATCATGTATTCGGGCAGGCCGAGGCCCACGATGGACATGAGCTTGATCTGGCGCCCGTCCTCGCTCGCGTCTCTGGCTCCGACGTCCTGGTCCAGCTTGGTCAGCGTCTCGCGGTCGCTAGTGACGAGGATGCTGTTGGGCTCCGGTGGCCGTCGGAAGCGGGAGCGTATCGCCGCGATCTGAGACGGGCCGGCACCCTGAGCCTGGAGGTGGTACAGCACGCCCAGATATCGGTTGATGCGTGCTCGGTTCTCAAGCCACTGCTTGTGGGCCGTGAGCCACGGGAGAATGGCAAACAACTCGGGCCGGCCTCGCACCTCGTAGGCCAGCGAGTTGATGGCACAGTGCACGATCTCATCCGCGTCGATGCGCTGGCTCGTACCCGTAGTGTGGACGGGCGAGGTAGGCGCCCCCGAGCCAGTCTCTGGCACGATCCAATAGGCCACGACCTCCGTGCGGTCCTCAGGCTCCGTCTCGACTGCCTCCACGAGCCATGGCTTCAGGGGCAGCACGCGCACGTCGGCGAACTCATCCTGGAGGCCGTTGCTAAACCGCCGCAGGAACAACTCGCCGTCGACCAGGAGCTGGTCGAATAGCTGCTTCTCCCAGCGCTCTACGTGCTGGCGGTGTTGCCGGCGCCACGCCTCGATGATGTTCTCGACCACCGGGGAGCGGTAGGCGAGCTGGACCCCCTGGCCCACGACGAAACGGCGGATGAGGCCCACGCCTTGCTTCGCTAGCGGGTTGCGCTCCCACGCCTGGTGAGCGCGTAGGAGTTGCTCCCGCCGCTCGACGTAGGACCACTCCTGGGGCTCGTTGGCTTGGCTCTGTGGGCGCCCCAGCCGTTCGGCATCGCGGCGCGAGTAGGGGGTGCCGAACTCGCTGGGGAAGTCGATGTCCTGCTCGGCCAGCGCACCCTCCAGAAGCTCGGCCAGTGGGTCAGGGCCGGCGAGGCGCCGTAGCCAGTCACGCCAGGACATCACATGCAGCCCTCAGGATCAAGGGGCACGAACCGGCAACTGAGGCACTTCTTCTGCGGCAACCTGGGGTTGCAGAAGAACCCACACCCACACCGCTCGCAGGTCAGTAGCAGGAGCTGCATCGTCAGAACTCCCCCGCGTCATCGGGGCGCCAGCGCCCGGAGTCGCGTACCTGCCAGCCCTGCTCGTCACGCCGCACGAAGTCCGGCTTCGGTGGCCTGTGGTCGGTGCCCTCGTAAGGCTGCTCGGGGTAGATCATCTCGCCGGGGAACTCAGGTTCGGGCATCAGTACGCGCTCCGGCTGTACTCGAACGGCTCCGGCTCGTACATCTCGGCGTCCAGGCTCCCGGCGCCCTCGCTCAACTCAGTCAGAGCATACACCAGGGCGTCGACCATGTCATCATGATCGTCGTTGGTCTTCGACAGGTCCAGGGCCCCGAACGTGCACATCTGTTCCTCGGCCCGCTCCATCGCGGTACCCACGTGGTGGACGCGCCCCTGCTCGTACAGCGCCGCGATAGGCTCGGCCCGGACCTTTTTGCCGCGTGAGGCGTGGATCGTCTTCAGGGCGATATCCTGCCGCACGGTGCGGATGTTGCTCTCGACCATCTCGCCGCCGTTGTTGATCTCGCCCACCATCCGGTCAGCCTGATACTGGTCATACAGGTCCACCGCAAGCCGGGCCCAGCCTAGCGGACTCCGGCGGTAGCCCTCGATGTGCAGGGCGTAGTAGTCGCCGTTGCTGCCCAGAGCTGCCACTGCGATGCCGGTCTCGTCAGATTCCGGGCCGTGGGTTGTTGCCGGGTCGACGGCCGCGACAACGCGGACAAGGGTGATCTGGGCAGGCACCGCCGGGACGCGGTGCTCGTCTATCATGGCGCGATTCCACAGCGCCCCCTCCAGCTCCTCGATGTCCTGGCCCAGCAGCTCCTGGCGCTCCAGACGGGTGCCGGCGTAGCGGCGCACGAGGCGCGCGGCCACGCGGGGCGACAGGTACGGGTTCTGGTACATGGTCCCGTAGGAGACGGCCGTGCTGGGCAACTTCTCCAGTTCGCGCAGGAACTTGCGCGCCTTGGGCGTCGTGGTAGCGATGGCTACCGGGCGCTCGCCGACGCGGACGCCGAACTGGGCTTGATCCCAGGACTCGACATTCCACAGCGCCAGCTCGTCAGCCCAGAGGAGAGTCCACTGCGGCCCATTCCAGCGGTCCGGCTCCTCGCTGCCCAGGAACTTCACATAGCCGCCATCCCTGTGGCGCGCCTCGCCCATGGAACGGTTGTACAGACTGAACTCGTCACGGTGCAGGGTGATGAGACCTGACTCGCCCTCAGCGCACACGTCACGCGCGTCGGGGAAGGTCGGAGCACCGACGCCAACGCGGGCCTTGGCCCCGAGGCTGCGCAGGTGCGCCATGACGTACTCAACGCCGGCGCGAGTCTTGCCGCTGCCACGGCCACCCTTGATGAGCCAGAGGTCCCAGTCCCAGTCGGGCGGCGCGAAATGAGGGAGCGGCTGGTAGGCTGTGTGTTTCTGCCGCCAGAGGCGCACGCGAGCGACCTCGACGGCGCGGGCCTCAGGTGTGGCCAAGTGTTGGGACGACATCCGGGTCTATCAAGTCTACCAGAACTGCGCGTGATCCCCGTGGACCCGAGCCTGCCGGCCCTAGATGTGCCCGGTGCCCCTCCCAGCAATAGCGCCAGCCAGGGCGACATCCCCAGCACGGTGCCTGCTCCTCTGGCAGCGGCGCATGAGCGGCGTAAGAGATGCGTTTCGAGCAGCGCCGTCGAAGCGCGGCGCGAGCCTCAGGGCTTGTGGTCATGCTATGATCAGCACCAATGAGAGACGCACTCGCGCCCTGACCGCCCGCACCGGCGACGACGGCCGGGGGCAGATCATCCGGGACGCCCGGAACTCACAGCCAGCAACGGAAACGGAGCTGCGCTAACTGCGTCCAACAGAAACGCGAGTCGCGGGTTGCAAGCCCCGCCATGGGGGGCCTCAGACCCATATCGCTCCACAGTAGATACATCGCCCCGTGTTGTCAGGATCCTCGTGGCCGTCCCATTCGCAGACGTGATTCCGTAGACCGAACGGGGGATCGTCATCTAAAGCCTGCTCGGGGCTAGCGTCGCCCACTCCTCTCGACGGGAGCCCCCTCACGTACAGATAGAGATTCCGCCATATCTTCTGGCGCGTCGTTGCAGAGAAGCCCCCTCCCACCGCCTGTGCAACTACCCGCCTCACCGTTGCCCCTCCTTGAGCACGACCAGGGCCTCGCGCATCACGTCCTCGACGCTCATGCCCGTCTCGCGTGCGGCGCGTTCGGCTTCCTGGCGTAGCAGGTCCTCGTCGATGTGCTCCTGGCGCCGTGATCCGGGGGCCGGGTAGAGGCCGAGCAACTTCGCGCGTTCGGCCAGGATGGCGCGGGCCTCAGCACTGGCGGCCAGGTCGCTGGGAATGATGACCTTGCCATCCGGGCCTGTGAGTCCCACCGCCTTGACCCAGCAGGCTACCAGGAGCCGGTCCAACCGCTGTAGGTTCATGGACAGCTCGCCCGCCACGTTCGCGCGGAGGTTTGCCTGTATGGCCGCTTGCACCGCCTCGAAGGCACCGTTACGCGCTCTATAGCCGAGCTTGGTTGCGATTTCCGGGTAGCCGACGCCAGCCATAGCGAGGGCGAGCGCCTGAGCCTGGCGCTGTTTGGCCAGCAGGCGCCGGGGGCTGGTCGTGGACTCGCCGGGGCGGGCCATCAGAGCATCACCGCCCGCAGCAATCGCGATAGCGCCTGCCACGCGTGCGCGAGGCTGACCAAGCCTCCCGCGATCTCGCAACTCGGAGGGGGCTCCGTCGGTGGAGGGGGTGGTGCCCTCAGCAGCCTGTAGCACGGCTCACAGTAGCGATTGCGGCTGGCGGGCGCCAGTGCGCGGCTCTGACCGCAACGCCGACATGCCCCCCAGCGCCTCATGCCGTCATTGTACTCCGTGCCCGCCACGCCTGCCGCGCCATTTCCAGGCACCGCGCGCACCGCGCCCGCCCTGGGGCCCGCTCGGCACCGCAGCCCAGGCAGCGCGCTTCACGCCGCCAACGGGCCCGTTTGGCGCGGGCAGCCGCAGCGGCGCGGTCCCCGCACGTGGCGCAGGTGCGCCGGCCTGGGCGGGCCTGGGCGAGGCACCGGCGGCACTCGCTCACTCGCAGCCCCCGTGTTTCTCCCAGCAGCTCGGGCAGTACTCCCGACGGCAACCCGAGCAGGTGTACGCGGATACGTGCGCCCGGCAGGTATCGCATATGAGCGGCGGCCCTGATACCCGAAGGCTCGCCCCGCACAGGTAGTCCCCCTCGTAGTACTGGTGCCCGTCCACCACTCGGCCGATGGCGCCCACGGCGTAGACCTGCCCGGCCTGAGCGATGCTCAGGCCCAGGAGCAGGACTCGCTCGGCCCTGCTCATGCACATGGGGCAGGTGATGCCCTGTAGCGCCCACCCGATTACGCCGGTCATCGTCTCGGCTCCTCCCAATTGTTCTTGGCCAGGTCGCGCAACGCTACGCCGGCCAGCCACAGCATGAGCCCGGCCAGGGTGAGCGCGCCCAGCAGCGCCCACTCGGGCGACTGGAGCCAGGGGATCAGCCAGCCCGTCATGCGATCGTTACCCTAACGACGAGCGGCGGGCTCCCGCACTCGGCGCGGTGAGCCGGGTGCTCCATCGCATCCGACAGCGCGCGTAGGCCGTTACCTCGTAGGGCGGGATCAGCCCACGCTTCGATGCGGCGAGCTACCGCCTCCGCTGTGCCAGTCAGCGATACGCCGCCATGCTCCCACAGTATCCTCGTGTCCATCATCATCTCTACTCCTCCTACGCCTGCCGGGTTGCCCCGGCCTCGGCGTCCTCTGCGTCCAACTGCTGCTCCGCCAACTCGGCAGCCTCCCGCGCTGTCCGTCGCGGGTCCTCTGAGTAATCTGGCGTGACCTCCTCACAGTAGAGAGACCATGCCCTACTATGCACGTCATCGGCGAGTTGCATTCGGTCCAGCCACTCTCCGACCAGGTAGTCATGTTCGCTCGCGATCGCCGTCATCGTCTCTCTCCTGCTACGCCTGCCGGGTTGGTTTCCTGGTTTCGGGGACTCGTGCGGGTCCTCATGGTTCTCTCTCCTCTCCTGTCTCTAGTAGTAGACTACCACGCCTAGTAGCGCGTGTCAAGTAGGTTGTGGCACGAGTTACAGGGCACCCGCGAAATCTTTATCTGGCGTTCTAGTCCTGTGCTAGCGCCCCCGCCTGCCCCGGACGCCGGCCAGGAAAACGCGCCGGGCTGGGGCTTTGATTCGCCTCGCGCCATTGCCAGACCTTCGCGCCGTCACTGATGCCGCACAGAACAACGCCAGCACACTCATAGCTCCCTCTCCGCCGCGCTCAGCTCGCCCCGGTCGTTGTAGGGCGCGCCATAGCCGCGCGGCAGCCGGAGCGCACCACAGCACCGCACGCAGCGCGGGCGACCCATCCGGCTGAGCACGCCCGGCATGGCGAAGCGCCCCCGCGCGCCGCAGACAGCGATGCCATCGCCCCAGATGCGCTCGCCGCCCTTCCACTCAATCTCCGCGATCCGATGCAGCACGCGCCACGACGGCAGCACGAGCCACCGTTCGTGCCATTGAGCAAGGGCAAGGGGCGCTCTCACGCCAGCCACTCAGCGACCCGGCCAGACGTCCAGTCCGATGGGTACACGACGCGCCACCCGATGCCCGCCTCCCGCAGCGCAGCGCCCCAGGCGGCCTGCTCCGGCGTCACGCTGCCGCGCGCGCTCTTCAACTCCATCGCCAGCGCGAGGTTGCCCCTCACGAGAAATACGTCGGGCCACCCGACGCCGTCGCCTGCTGCCTGCGTCCGCCACGTCTCGACGCCACGCTTACGGACGCGGGCCGGCAGAGGGTGATAGGTCCTCCACCCACGCACAGCAGCCAGCTCCAGGATGGCCGCCAGCAGCTCGGCTTCGCTCAATTCCGCTGTGCCCTCTCTGCGTCCCGCCCCCGGCGCACGATAGCCAGCCCCTCCTCGGCCAGGCGTGTCATCGCAGCGTCAAACGCGCGGACCAGCTCCGCCTGCTCCACGGCGGGGAGACATCGGATGCCGGCTATCACGGCCCTCACCCCTTCCACCCGCAGCTCATCGTCGGTCATCCTGGCCCATCCAGCCACATGCCCAGGGCGTCCGCGCTACCCCGCAACGACGCGAGCGCGTCCAGCAGGTCGTCGCGCTCATCCTCGTCGCTCCACTCGGGTTCGGGCTCGGCCTGCGCCTCCTCCCACAGCGCCTGCATCTTACGCCGACATGCCGCCACATCCCGCACCAGCCGCTCCCGCAGCGTCGCCTCATGGCCGCACGCCTCGGCGATCTGCGCCCGCAGCGTGTCCACGCTCCAGTCGTGGCGCGCTGCCGCCTCGACCCACACGTCATGGGCGGTCCGTAGCTCGCTGCCGTTGACGATCTCCTTCCACCAGCGTGGCGGGTTGATCGGCGCATCAGCCTTCGCCGCCAGCTCGTAGTGCCACCACGAGATCGGCGGGGGCAGGCTCTCGCGGTGCATCGGCGGGA